GGATTTGAGCATTGGCTGGGCCGAGTGCACCTACACTAAAAAGATAGGCGAATTGCAATGGGAGATTCGCTATTACTATGCAGACAATAGATATGAAGTGCTTGTGAACCCAGACAGATATAAGTATAAGTTGCTGAAGACATACCACAACACAGGGCATGTTATCAGGTTCTTAAACACGAATATTGAACCTAGTAGGGAGGGATGAAATGGAGATGCATGAATATTATCAGGGCGATGTGGAGGACATATTAGCGGTGATGCAATATGACCTACCTACCGCCGAGCAGCGTATTAGAAAGCTGATAGCCGATGTAGAAAGGCGGGCTATAGAAGACCAGGACAGCCCTTGGGAGACCAAGTGTGAGGAGCTGGAGGATGCACTTGACGATGCCAAGAGTGACCTGAACACCTTTGAGCTAATGGTGAGGGACATTGAGGGTGAGCTGGATCTAGCCGAGGCGGGCATAGAGGCACTTGATGATAGTGAGCTTGACCGCGATGTGACTGATATATTTGACCTGTTTACGAGTATACGCAGGTTGATAAAGCGGTATAGGGAAGCACTGTAGTGCAGGTGAATAACGCTTTCGGGGGTGAGCCAACTTGCCAACCCTTACCCCTCTTTGCGGGTGTAGCAAGAAGCTATCCCCTTTCCTACAGGAAAGGGGAATTATCCGTTTTGCCCGCCGTTATTTTCGCTGTTGTGGGTGAGCCAATTTGCCAAA